ACCCACTAACCAAAACCACAAAACGGAGGTACACAAAATGTCTTGCTTCATCATGTCCGACCAGGCCCACGCCGCCACCGCGAACGCCCTGGAATACATCCTCAACAGCGGCTTCAACCGCTTCGGCTTCGACGCTCCCGACAGCCTTTGCAAAGCCCTGAGCGACTGCCGCGACCGCTACGGCTTCTACTGCTCCGGCCTGATCTTCCGCCGCCTGTACGGCCTGAACAGCCGCGCCTATGCCGGGCGCTACAAAACCGATGCCGACACCACTCCGCCGGAGATGCCCAGCGTTCCGCCGCTGGTACAGGAGCGGGAGCGCGAGGACCAGCACGAAAAGCTGTTGCCCTGGCACTACAAGCTCGCCAAGCTGATCGACTGCGAGATATACCAAGCCAGCGAGGACGCCACCAGAAAAGACCCGCTGCTCCTGGCCCTGATCGACTTCTCCCGCGTCTACACACATTTCCTCGTTTCCAACACCGCCGACTACAACGCCGCCCCATGGGGCACGATCTGACCCCGCCGCCGGACACCTTCGCGGGCCGCACCGGACAACAAAGCGACCCGACCCCATGAGCAAAACCCAAAACCAAAACACAGGAGGACCACAAAATGTACGAACAAACAAGCATGATCGGCCCGCAGACCGTCGAAGCGCCCGCGTCCGCCGTCCGCTACTACGAGATCGACGAGGAGACAGCCCGCAGCGCTCACTACTGCGTCCACATGAGCGACTACAAGCCCGGCAGCGCCACAGCGGAATACCGGCGCGCCGTGGACAAGGCCGCCGCCTTGGTGGAGACCAAAAAGGCCCGCGTCAGCCCCTTCTACCACGACAAGCTCGACGCGCTGCTGGACCGCTACGCCCGCCGCCTTGCCCAGTGGATGAACGACTACAACCGCAACCAGGCCAGCTATCCCAGCCAGTTCATTTCCGGCGCAGGCGGCTACAATATGCGCAAGCACGAAAAGCAGATGTCCCGTGAAGGCACCCTCTGGAACGAATACGACGAGATCAAGGCCATCTTGAACAAGATCGAGGCCGTCGGCTCCGGCCCGGTCGATCTGGCCGACCCTCACGCCCGCGAAATGCTCGCCGACCAGCTCCAAAAGCTCCAAAACAAGCTCGACGAAAGCAAGGCCCTGAACGCCTACTACCGCAAGCACAAATCCTTCGACGGCTTCCCCGGCATGAGCGCCGAGGCCGCCGCCAAGCTCACCGCCAGCTTCGCCGACACAAAAGAGCGCTGCCCCTGGGTGAAGTCTCCCGTCCCTGACTACGAATTGACCAGCCTTCGCGGCAAGATCAAGCGGGTCCAGGCCCGCCTCGACGAGCTGGACAAGCGCGCCGAAGCCGCCGAGCAGCCCGCCGACGGCGCAAAGTTCCCCGGCGGCGAGATCGTCCGCAACCTGGAAGCGGACCGGCTCCAAATCCTCTTTGACGAAAAGCCCGACGACGAGACCCGCCAGAAGCTCAAAGAGCGCGGCTTCCGCTGGTCTCCCCGGTACAACGCCTGGCAGCGCAAGCTCACCGACAACGCCATGTACGACGCCCGCCGCGCCCTTGGCCTGACCGAATAACAAACCAAATCCCGCCCCGGAGGTCACGAGGGCAGAAGGAGCACAAAATGGAATGGAACATCCCCAGCGAGAACGCCATCATCACCCGCCTCGACGAGCTTTACGAAGCGCTCGACCGTTTCCCCGACAGCCCCATGGCCCCGGCCTGGCAGCACGAGATCGAGCGTCTGAAAGAACAGTTGACCTACGCCGGATAACAAAATGTGCCTGTCCTATCGGGCATACGGGGAGAAGGGGACCTTATGAAAGTCAAACTGAACGATGCTCAGGCCCGCGCATATATCGCGGGCGATCAAAGCAAACCCGTGCAGGAGATCGAGCGCAAGCACATTCTTCACCTGGCGGCCTGCTTGCGGGAAGCAGCGGACCGCCCAGGCATGAACCTTGCGGCCCTGTGCAAAACCGCCGAGCACTATGTCCAAAACCATCAGCGCACAGAAAACCGACAGGAGTTAGCCTTGCTGATCGCGGCCCGCGATGCCATCAAAGCCCGCTCCAACGCAAAATAACCCATAGACTTATACACGCAAGCGTGTTATAATACACCCAAATCCAAAGGAGGCTCCCATGGACCAAAACGCCGACATTTTCCCCGCTTACCGTCTCGTGGCCCAGTTCGCCGACGGCCAGCGCCTCACCTTCGACGGCCTGACCGATCAGCAGGCACAAACCCGCATGGAGGCCGCGCAGGCGCTCCACGGGGATATTTGCTGGTACGACGGCGTGACCGACCAGCACTACGAAAACGGCCATTTCTACAAGCTCACGCCCCCGCCGCCGACGATCAACATGATCGACCTGACGGACTACCACGAAAAGGAGGAGTGACCGTGCCCATCCGTGAAAGCAAGCGCCGCAACAATGACGCCTACAACGCCAAATGCGACTACATCAGCCTTCGCCCACAAAAGGCCGTCGGCTATGCCATCCGCGCCGCCGCCAAGGCCACCGGGCAGAGCATCCAGGCGTATGTGCTCCAAGCCTGCACTGAGCGCATGACCCGCGAGGGCCAGCCGCTCACGCTTGACCCTCCCGCTGATAACAAATAAGCCGCCCATGATCACAAAATCGGCGGTCTTGATCACAAAAACCGCCATAAAACGAACGCCACCCCGACAGGCTGCGACCAACAGCCCGCCGGGGTGCTTTTTATGCCATTCGCAAATTGTTTTCCCACGGGCCATTCGTTCCCGCCGGAAACAGTCTTTGCGCACGCGATTTCACTGACAGAAAAACACAGGAAATTGAAACAGCTCGTCCCACAGCCGCCGGGCCGCCGCCCTCACCAAAAGCCAGGTGAAAAAGCAGCTCCCGCCAGCCCTCGATTTTTTCGGCGCTTAATATGTACGCGCGCGTGAAGCACGCTCCAAAAGCTCCTCCGCCATTGGCACCTCGTCCAGCGCCTCGCCCAGGCACAAAACTGCCTTGTCGTACCAGTTCCGCACGGTGCTGTCCGGCGCTCCCATGCGTACGGAGATATTCGCCCAGCTATGGTGACATTTGTGCCGCAGTTGAAGGATGCTTTTGTACTTACCGGAAAGGCCGTCCAAACAGCCCCGCACGGCAGCGGCGTCGCCCTCCAAAACCAGCAGCCGCACGTGTATCTCCTGCAGGCGCTCATACACGCCCCGCTCGTCCAGCCGTATCACGGCAGCCTCCACCGGTTTCCCAGGGCCTCCGCCGCCGGGCATCCCGTCGCCGCCGGTTCCTTTCAGCGTGTCGTACAAGCTCTCCTGCTCCCGCTGCTCCGTCTTGAGCAGGCGCACCATCTCCGGTATCTCGTAGTAATACCGGACGATCTCTTTCACGTTTTTCTCGCGCATCTGTCAGCCTCGTTTCTGTTGCTTATTCCTCCAGCCGGGCCTCCTGTGTGCGGTCCGGCGCTTTATCCAGTTCATCCGCGATCAGGATACGGTCGCTTTTCTTCCGGTGCTCTGCTTCCCACCGGTCCAAAAATCGCCGCTGGGCGTGCTGGGCGATGTTCTTTCCGTAGAAGGACGGCATGGGCCGCTTACGTTTCCCCATCGCTGCCTCCGAAGACGTTCTCCTGGTCCTTGTCTTCCTCCTCAGCCACCGGCGGCGCGGACAAATGCCTGTCCAGCTCCCGCCGCGTCAGCGACGCCAGTTCTTCCAGCTTGTCGCAAAAGCCCTCGTTCACGGCCTGCACCGGGAAGATCACGCCCGCGACCAGCATACCCGTCTTTGCCACCACATAGCGCCCGCCACTGTCCGACCGGCGCACGTAGAGTTCCAGAAAATCCATCTGGTCTTCCAGCGGCCCAAGGTATTTGCTCTGGATGAACAGCAGCCCGCCGGGGAAACGCAGCGGCATCAGCACCTTCCCGCCGGAGGAGATCGTCACGTCCATATCCTCCGCGCGGACCTCAGAGCGGCACCAGTCTTCCACGTTCAGGCCCTCCGGCAGCGCGCTGTGATTGAAATATATCTTGTCCTGCTTCTTCTCTGACACGTCGAACATCCGGTAA